CGGCGACGTCGAACATGAGCACCTTCGAGGTCACGACCTCGGTGCCGGTGCCCGCCGCGGTGGCGAACGACGTGCCGTGTGAAATGTCGTACCAGTCGGTCCCGTTGTCGGAGACCTGGAGCTTGAACGTCGCGAGCACGCTCGCGGTCGTGATCGCCGCGGAGCAGAACACGCTGATGGTGCCCGCGCTCGTGGGCTCGGTGTTGAGGGCGGCGCCCTCGCGGGCGGTGCCGTTGGCGGAAGTCGCGAGCGCGAGCGCGAGAACGGTGGGGCGGTTGAGCATCTGTGTCGTGCCTCAGTTCGAGTGCATGACGCGGCCGAAACGCTCGTCGAGGAGCCCCTCGGCTTCGAGCGCGAACCACATCACCTTGACGTCGAAGCCGTAGTTGTCGTCGGTGGGCGACGCGGTGAAGCAGCCGTCGGGCGTGGTGGCGCGGCCGACCATGCCGGGGCCGAACATCACGCCGTGATGGATCGACTGACCCGACACGGTGGCGGTGTCGATCGTGTTGGTCGACGACTTGTACACCTCGATGCCCGACACCTGACCGACCGCGTTGGTGCGCAGCGGGTTGTGCGTCTGCGTCGAGAAGTACTCCTTGTCGGAGAGGCGCTGGTACTCGGGGTCGAGCATGAGCTGCTGCGCCTGCTGCGGCGTGAGCACGCAGATGAATTGCCCGTTCGCGAAGCGCGGCACGTTGGCGGCGTCGAGCGTGCGCTCCGTGCGGAGCAGACACTCGAGGTCGAAGGGCCGGCTGTTCACCGCGGGGAAGACGGCGGCCGAGTCGGCGGTGATCAGCGAGCCAGGGTCGCCGGGGTACAGAATCGACGTCGACGACGTGCCGAACGGATCGAAGAGCGAGCGGTACACGGAGTCGAGGTACTTCGTGCGGTCGCGGTAGAGGTGCAGGCCGCTGAGCGCGACGATGTTGTGCACGCCGCGCTGCGCGTCGACCTTCGACACCATGTACGGCTGCGGCACCGAGCCGCCCGACGCGAAGGGGCCGGCCTGGAGCGCGATGGTGAGCGACACCTGCTCGGCGCTCACGTCGATGGCCGTGGTGCTGATGATCTGCCCGCGCGCGATGCGACGCGAGGCCGCGGTGTAGCCGCCGCCCGAGAACACGGGGCGGTTCATGCGGAGCGTGTGGCCCACGCCCGAACCGAGTTCGTCGGAGGTGATGATGGCCTCCGAGCGGATGTTGTCCGAGATGATGGCCTGCATGTCCATCAGCGCAGGGACGCCCGCGCCGCTGCCGCTGATGGTGCGACCGGGCAGGCCGATCTCACCGATGCGGCGCAGCTCGGCGGCGGCGTCGGCCATGACGACCATGCGCGCGTAGATGTACTGCGGCTCGGGGGCGCGCAGCATGATCTGCGACGTACGGTCGTAGAACTCGGACGGGAGCGAGAGACGATTGAAACCGGACATAGGCGTGCAGTCCTGCGACGCTTATGCGCCGCCGTTGGGGTTGCTTCGTTGGGGTGAGACTCAGGAGGGGCGGGCGGCGCGCGCAGCCATGGCGCGCTCGATCACAGCGGCGTTCTCGGCGCGGAAGACGCTCGCGCGCAGAGAGGCGCCGCGGGCCTTCAGGTCTTCGTACGTGGCGAGCGCTGCGGCGTCGGGCGACGGGATGGCGGCGGGCGACGGGAGCCCCGCGGCGGGCATCGTCGAGGCGCCCGTAGGCACCGTGGCGGGCGCGGCGGCCACGAGGCCCGCGGCGCGCATTGCGTGGAGCGCGTCGAGCTGCTTCGCGGCATCGTTGCCCGCGATCTGCGACACGTAGGCGCGCACGTTCTCGGGCACCGCGGCGAGCTCCGCGGAGGCCTGGCGTGTGAGCACCGACGAGAGCGACGCGACGCGCTGCTCGAGGTCGGCCACGCGCGGGTCGACGGGTGCGGCGGGAGGCGCAGCCGCGGCGGGCGTCTCGACGACGGGCGCGGGGGCGGCGGGCTTCGCGGGGCGCAGCGCCCACGGGTTGACCGTAGGAGGCGCAGGAGGGGCCGCGGCGGGCGCGGGCGAGGGCTGCGCAGCGACGGGCGCGGGCAAGACCGCGGGGGGCGGCGCGACGGCGCCCAGGGCGTCGAGCACGGGCGTTGCGATGGCGGGCGCGGCGGGGTCGCTCATTCGGTCTCCATGTGCTCGCGGTCTTCGTCGGTGTCGGCGGCCGCAGCGATGTCCGCGGCCTTGACGACGACGGGCGCGGCGTCGGGAATGGTGATGGTCACGTCACCGCTCGCGTCGAAGTCGAGGGTGATCTTCATCGCGCCGACGACGCCGAGACCGGCCTTCGCGGCGAGGATGATGACCGCCTCGGCGACGTTCGCGACGAGGTTCGGATCGGCGTCGTCGCGCTCCATCAGGTCACCACGCAGGTGACGCTCACGCCGAAGGGCGCATCGACGGGGTTCGAGCCCGTGATGCCCGCGGCCGTCGAGAAGTCCGACGTGGTGGGCGTGAGGCGCAGCGCGGCGGTGGCGAGGGCGACGGTGCCGAACACGTTGCTCGTGCCGGTGCGGTACGCCTGGATCAGCGACAGCGCGCGCGGCGTGTAGGTCTTGCCATCGCGCACGTTGGCGGCGATGGTGGCGCCGAGCGCGGCGACGTCGAGCGTGTCGGAGCCCGAGGTGACGTTCTGTCCGGCGCTGTCGAAGTAGACGTTGACGACGCGGAGATCGGTGCCTCCCGAGGTCTGGTCGAAGGGGCCGAGAACGACGGTGACGGCGCGGACGGTTGCGGATACGACGGCCATGATGGTCCTGTGCGGCTCAGCGCCGCGTCTTGGGTTGCTCGTTGGGGGAAGGCTTCGGCGCGAGCGCGTAGGTCGCGACCATCGGACCGGTCGCGAGCGGGCCGCCGTGGTAGATCGGCTGCTGTGCGACGCGCGCATCGGTGACGACGTGCGAGGCGAGCGCGCGAACGGCGGCGTCGTCGGCAGAGCAGCGGCGCCCGTAGGCGGCGAGGTCGGCGTAGGCGAGCGTGAGGCGCGCGCCGTCGAAGGCGACCGCGGGGGCGTCGTCGCCGGGGAGCGTGAGAGGTGCGTTCATTCGATGACCACCGCGGCTTTCGCAACCGCGTAGTAGAGGGCGCCCGTGCGGACGCCGATCGGTGTCTTGAAGCCCGCTTTGAACTTCGCGCGCGCGTAGGCCTCGGTGAGCCGGCGCACGGTGATGTCCCGCACCTTGCCGTGCAGGCGCGACATCACCCGCGCGAGCACGGCGCGAGCGGCCAGGGCGTCGAGCTCCTCGTTCGTCGGGAGGCGCTTCGTGCCTTCGAGGTGGATGCGAAGCTCGGCCGCGACGTAGGTGCGGAGCGCGCGGTTGTTGTCGGCGAAGTCGCGGCCCTGCCGCGCGAGGATGTCGAAGAGCTGCTGATTGGTGAGGCCCGAGTAGTGCGTGCCCGGCACGTCGACGGTGTAGTCGAGGCTCTGCGCGTACAGCCGGATCAGCCGTTCGATCTCGCCCGCGGTGGCGGGTCGCCCGACGCGGCGCTCGGAGGCGTATCCGTCGGCGGGCATGAGTAGATTTCGTCGATGGGCGCGAGGCTCACGAGGGCGGCGCGGATGGCGTCAGCGGCCGCAGGGTGCGCGGCGGCGACCTCGAGCAGCGCGGCGACGGTGGCCGCGGTTGCGGCGCGCGTCACGAGCGCCTCGTCGGCGAGGGCGTCGACTTCAGCGGGCGTCGCGGTCTCACCGGCTGCGAGACGGAGCAGGGCCTTGCGGTCGAGCCATCTCATCGGGTCTCCTTGGAGTGCGGACGCCCGTATGCCTCTTCGCTGGTGGCGATGACGCAGAGCGCGCCGTGCACGCCGTCGGCCTCGTGATGCCCGTGCTTCGCGCGGATCATGTCGGCGACCTCCCACATCAGGGTGATGAGTTGGCGACGGGCGGCGCGCATCATCTTCACCTCGTCCGCGAGTTCGCGCGCCGCTTCCTTAGAAGCGAGTTCGCCGTTGGCGATGCTCTCGACCCATTCGTCGCCGAGCCATCGCGCTGATCCGTAGCCCGTGTTGCGTGTCTTGCGTGTCACCCGCCGGTTGTACCGCCGTCGTCGCGTGCGGGCGAGGTCTGCGCAGCGGGCACGAAGCCCTGGCCTGCGTCGCCGAGGATCTCGTCAGCGCCAGCGCCGTCGACCGCGAACGCGCGCATGATGATCGCGCGCGCAGCGCCGCGCGGGAGCGTGCCCGCGGCCACCTTCTCAACGACCTCGACCATCGACGCGACCTGCGCGCCGTTGAGCGCGGTGTCTGCGACGGCGGCGGGCATCGGGTCTGTGTCGTCGAGCGTCAGTTCGGGCGCGTCGTCGTCGGGGCTGAGCTTCGTGATCGCGTCGCTGACGATGCCCTGCGTCGCGGCGTGTGCGGCTTCGGTCGCCGCGACCTCGGCGTCGACGTCTTGCACGCCGAACATCGCCGCGACGCTTGCGACCGCGGAGCGATGCGAGAGCACGGGTGCGCCGCCAGAAGCAAGAAGCGCCGTCTCGACGGCGGACTTGCGGTCCATCGCCGAGGGCTCGAAGTAGTCGCCCCACGCGAGCGACACGGGGGCGCCGATCCAACGGCGCGAGCCGTCGGGACCGACGCCGTAGAGACGCGCGAGCGCTGGGGCAGCACGGTCGTACGTGCGCAGGAGCGCGCCCATCGTCTGCGCGATGCGGCCCGAGAGCACGCGGAGCATCATGTCGACGATGCCGCACAGCGCGTGGCCGTACTCCACGCGGAGGTTGTCCGCGTGGTCGAGCATGGGCGCGTGCATCAGTTGGAGCGTGCGCGCTGCGAGGTCGCCGCCGCCGAGGCTGTCAGCGTCGAAGAGCACCACGCCCGATGCGTCAGTGAGCACGCGGCGCAGTTCGGTGATCGCGCCGCGGATGATCTCCGCGCCCGCGCCGGTCGACTCGACCATCTTCGCGTCGCCGCCCTGCGGCAGCTTCCACAGCTTGCCGGGGGCCTTCTTCGCGGCGGTGTTGCCGTTGCCGCCGCCGCGCGCGAAGCCGGGGAGCACGCTGTTGAGCCAAGAGAAGCGCTCCTCGGTGGCGCCTGCGGTGCGGCCCTGCGGTGCGGTCATGCTCGCGTCGCCGTCGACGCCGATCTGCACGAGCTGCGGTTCGCCGTTGTAGAGCGCGTTCCGGTAGAGCTGCGACAGCTCCATGTCGAGCGCTTCGACCTCGTCTTCGAGGCCTTCGACGAGCGCGTGCCCGTCGATCTGGTCGCGCGTCGCAGTGGCCTCGGCGTCGTTGCGCACCCACACGACGGGGCAGCACTCGACGGGGATCGACGTGTAGTCGCCCCACTTCGGCGGCACGCCCTCGACGACGTCAACGGGCGCGTAGGTTCGGTCTTCGGTCGCGGTGATCTCGCGACGGTGCAGACGCCACCGCTTCGGGTCGTCGCCAGGCACCTTGTATTCGATGCGCAGCGACTCGACGGCGCCATCGGCGCGGAGCGTCGGCGTGCACCACTTCGACGGCACGACCTGTAGCGAGGGGCGGCCCTCGACGAGCCCGACGATCACGCACGCGGCGCCGCTCTTGAGCCCCTCGGTGAGCACCTCGCGCATCCGCTTCGAAAGCGCGAGCGCGCGTGTGATCTCGTCGACGAGCGCCTGGAGCGCGTCGCGCTCGGTGGTCGCAAGCGTCGTGCGATAGCCCTCGGCCTCGACCTTGAGTCGCGGAAAGCTGCGGTCGCCGAACACGAGCGTCGCGAGGCGCTGCACGGCCGAGCGCGTGAACTGCGACTGGACCACGGGCGCGCGTTCGCGGAGCGGTACGTCCTGCGACCAGAAGCTCGGGCGCGTGTCGTACTGCGTGCCGAGGTACCACTGTTCGAGGCGGTTGATGCGCCAGTAGCGGGGGCTCTCGCCCATACGCACGAGGTCGGCGTTGAAGCGCGCGAGGTCTTGCTGTGCGGGGGTGGGGAGCATCAGAAGTCGTAGTGGTCTTCGGTGGCGAATCGGGGCGCGGCGTCGGTGAGCATCACCTCAGTGAGCGCCCACACGAGCGCGTCGAGGCGGTCGGGGCTCGCGCGACTCGTCGCCGGGTCCCACGTCGTGAGTTGATCTTCGAGGCGGGCCAGGGCCCCGACGTGCGAGGCGCGGCCTTGCTCGTAGAGGGCGGCGACGGGTTCGGCGCGCGTCGCTTTGCCGCGCGTCGCGTGGACCGTGCGCACGTTGGCGCCGCGGTCGTGCACACGCAGCGTCGCGGCGACCATCTCGCCGCCGTTGTTCGCCTCGGCGACGATCGCGTCGGCCTTGTGCTCACGGTAGAGCGCGAGCGCGGTGCGTGCCCACTCTTCGGGCCGGTAGCGTCCGCTCGCGTCGGCGAGCACGTACGCGCGGCCATCGTGGCCCACGCCCGCGACCACGATGCCCGTCTCGTCGCTCTCGTCGTGCGACGACGCGGCGGGGTCGATCGCGACCACCACGCGGCGCAGGTCCGGTGCGCGGGCGACGCGGGCTGCGTCGATCCACTGCCACCGCCACAGCGCGCCTGCGGAGTCGTCGAGGATCTCGCCGTCGAGCTCCTGCCGGCCGAGGCGCGTGCCGGCGTAGCGGCGCTCGAGGTCAGCGACGACACCCGGCGCGAGGTTCGCGAGGTTGTCGCGGGTCGCCCCGCGCGTCACCACCGTGCCCTCGGCGGCGAGGAGCGAGCGGATCAGCGGTGTCGGGCGCGGTGTCGTCGCGACCACCACGCGAGGGTCGACGCCGAGGCGCAGCCCCATCATCAACTGATCCCACGCATCGGGCCGTGACCACGCGGCGACCTCGTCGGCGAGGGCTGCGTCATGCTGCGGGCCGCGGAGTTGGTCAGGCTCCTCGGCGCTGTAGGTCGTCGCGATCGTGCCCGTCGTCGGCCACGTCAGGCGCCGCCGCGAGGGCTCCCACACGGGGCGCTCGCCGTCGGGCGACACCGCGAGGATGCCGCTCTGTCCTTCGACGAGAACGTCGCGCACGTCGGCGGCGGTGCGGGCCACGAGCGCGATGCGCTTGTAGCGTCCGCTCGTCGCCCATGCGCGCAGCGTCTCCGAGAGCACGCGCGTCTTGCCGAAGCCGCGCCCCGCGAGGAGCAGCCACCGGCGCCACTCGCCCGCGGGCTGGAGTTGCTCGGGGCGTGCGCTGCGTGTCCAATCGTAGCGAGCGGCCTGCGCGCGGGCGTCGAGGCGCCGCCGCAGTTCGGCGTTGATCTCAGTGAGGCGCGCCCGTGCCGTCTCCGCTGAGAGCGGCTGCGAGGGCGCGGGCTTCTTCGAGGAGGGCGGCATCGTCTGCGGTCGTGATCTCGTGACGCTCGACGTGTGTGCCCGCGGCGCGCGCCTTCGCGACCTCGGCCTCGTAGCGTGCCCGCTTCGCGTCGTAGCGCGCCTTCGGGTCGCCCTGTCGATGCTGGAGCAGCCACGCGGCGGCCTTCCAGTCGTCGGCGGTGGCTACGTGGATCGACGACGCGAGCGCGACGTTGGCGGCCTCGAAGGCCTTGCGGGCGTCGATCACGAGCGCCTCGACGTCGGGGTCGTCGCACTCGCCCGCGCGCACCGCGCGACTCCACCGCATCCACGTTGCCCACGGGATACCCGCGGCGCCGCACGCGGCGCGGTACGTCGAGCCTTTCGCGAGCGCATCGAGCACCACCAACCGCATCTCGTCGCGGAACGCGCGCGCGTTTGGTGTCACTTTGCGCGCCATCACACGCCCGCCGTCTCGACGACCACAACACGCCGCGTCTGCCGCGCCCCGTTGCCGCCGACGCACGTTTCCGTGGTCAGCGTGAGCGAGCCCGCCGCAGCGCCGCGCGCGAGGATGCGGTAGGCCTGCGCCCGCGAGCAGCCGGTCAGCCGCCTGATGTCGTGGACTGTGAGCGTGGTCACGGGGCTGAGAGGACGGCGCCGGGGCGGGTGATCGGGCCGCCGCTTGCGGCTCCCTTGTCGGGTCGCTGGCGCCGATAGTCTGCGCGCCGTTGTCTCGCGTGCTGCGGAGACACCTGTGGCGCTGTTGCGGACGCTACGTGAGACACCGTCGCCCGCGCAAGTGCGTTGCGTACGATTCTGCGGCGACGGTCTAGGTCCCCCGGAGCGAGACGCGCGCGAGAGGAGCACGCGCGCCGTGGTTCTGTCAATTGGAGGTTGCCCCTACGGCTCCTCGCACGGCCGCCCGTCGGCGTCGACCGGGGCGGCGATGCGCGCCATCTCGACGGGTGCCGCGGTCGCGAACTGCGACCACTTCGCGGCGGGCGCCACCGTCGGGCACTCGCCGCCCCACGGTGCGCGCGTCCACGACAGCGCGACCCATTCGCCGTCGGTGCGCTTCGCCCACGCAAGAAGAGGCGCGGGCACCTCGTCGGCGTCGGTCGTCACAGGCTCGCGACGGAGCACCCGGCCGATGGTGGCGTCGAGCCACGCCGCGTGCGAATCGGGGAGCCTGCGTTCATCCGAGCGAGTGCGGTGCGCGATGTACAGCACGAAGCCGCCGCCCGCGAGGAGGCGCGAGAGCCGCCCGCAGGCCTCGCACTCGTACGACGTGTCACGATGGCCGCCGATGAACGACCCGACATCGACGCGCCGAGATGTGCCGCACCAGCACGGAGGGAGGTCGTCGCTCATACGCCCGCATCCTCCCACGCCGTCACCGCGCGCTCCAGCATCCTGCGTCCCCACGCGACGAGCGCCGCCCTGGCCTGCGTCTCGCGGGCGACGGCCGACGCGAGCGACTCCCGCGCGCGCGACGTGTCCGCGTGCGACGTCAGCAGCCACGCGGCGGTCGGCGCGCGCTTGCCGACGTGCGCCCGCTGCTCCGCGTGCTGCAGCGCCACCCGCGCCCGTGCGACGGAGGCCGACGCAGCCGGCAGAGCCTCCCGCAGCGCCACGGGGCCGCGCTCCTCGGCGAAGGCCTGCGCGAGCCCGTCGACCGTCGCGAGGTCGCCGCCGTGCGCTGCGAGCCACCGCAGCGTCTCGACGCAGCCGGGGCAGCGCGCGAGGCGATCGTGCGCGCGACGGGCGGCGGCGAGGGTGCCCGCGTCGATCGCGTGCTCCGTCGGCGTCTGCTTCGCCGCGGTCTCGCCTGGCACGCGCGGTTCGCACCCGCTCGAGCGCAGGTCGCCGTCAAGCGCGAGCAGCGGCGCGAGCGACCGCAGCGCCCGCGTGAGGCGTGCGTCGTCGAGGCGCTCTGCGACGGCGGCGCTCACTGCGCACCCTCGGGCAGTCGCAGCGCCGCCGTCAGCCGGTCGACCTCCGCGAGCAGCGCCCCGCGGCGGGCTTCGAGGTGCGCGACCTCGGCCGCCCGCGTCTCGACGCCCGGCGCCAGCACCTCCGCGATGCCCCACCCGCACGCCTGCGCCACGAGCACCACAGCGTCTCGCGGGCCGACGTGCGACCGTCGCGCCACGTCAGGCGTCGCGGCCCACCACGAGCGCGACGACCCGCGCCCCTCGTCGACGGCCACCTCGTGCGCCGCGCCCGTCTCGTCGACCACCTGCCACGTCTCAGCCATCGCCACACCTCCGCCATCGCCACTCAGCGCCCCAGGAACCGCCCCGGAGCGCCCGCTACGTGTCATCGCCCGTCCCGCCCCATCGCCGCGCCCCGCAGCGCCGCCAGCGTCCACCAGCACACGCGACGCGCGGAATGCCCTGCACGTAGGCCTTTGCGCGCTCCGACTCTCTGAAACCCCTACAGTTACAGCGTTACACATTGTTACAGTGATAGATGTGTATACTGTATGGCTGTGTGTATAGACGTTGTGACACACGATACACTCATACGTCTCCCGTGTAGGGGAGTGACGAGGGGGAGTAGCCTCCCGTGAGGCATCGACCTGCCAGGGGGAAAAAGACCGAAACGGGTGTTGCGCCGTAACGGCGCTCACGTCGCCGCCTCCCACACGCGGGCCACGCGAGCGCCGCCATCGACGCGCGCGACCTTGTTGCGCCACCCGAGCCGCTTCATGATCGCCGCGAGGCGATTGGACGCCCGCTGGTCGACGTCCTGGAGGCGCATCCCGAGCACGTCCACGAGGATGCGTTGCGACGTGATGACCTTCGCGCCGTCGAGCTTCGGCACCTCGAGCCACGTCGCGACGGCGCCCTCCCACGGGTCGACCATGCGGAACGTCTCGCTCGACTCACGCAGCGCCGCCTCGGCCTCTTGCGTCAACCACCACGCCTCACCGCTCGCGTGCGCGGCGACGGCCTCGGCCCAGAGTTGGTCGCGCTCTTCTCTCAGCGCGTCGATGTCGACCCGCCCGTTGACGCGGATGCAGTGAAAGCGCCGATCGCCGGTCGGGTCGTTGAGGAATTGATCTTCGTTGGTGCTGCCCACGATCACGTTGCTCCGCGGCTGCGGCAGCACGGCGCGGCCGAACGGCGGGCGGTACTTGTCGACCTGCGACGTCACGAACGCCTTGAGCCTCCCGGCATGGGCGCGCGAGGTCACATGATCGAGCTCGCCGAGCTCATAGATCCACGCGCCGTTGATCTGCATCATCGCGTCTTTCGACTCGATGTCGACGGCGGTGTCCGAGAAGTATTTGCCCGCGAGTTCACGAAAGAAGGTCGACTTGAAACAGCCTTGCGGGCCGACGAACACGAGCGCCGTGTCGACCTTGCAGCCCGGCTTCATCGCCCTGGCCACCGCCGCGATGAACCACGCGCGCACTACCGTCACGTTGATGGGCGTTGCCTCGGCGTGAATGATGCGCTCGCAGAGCGTGTCGAGGCGCGGGAGTTGATCCCACACGAGCCCGTTGAGGTATTCCCGCACGGGGTGGTGCGCGCGCTCCGACGACACAGCGACGATGGCCTGCGCCAGCGCATCGGCGCCGGGGCTGAACCCATACCGGCGCTCGATCGCCTCACGCACGAGCCCGAGTTGCGCATCGGTCATCGGCGCGCCGTTGACCTCGGGCGTTACCGCCATCTCGTTGTACCGCAGGGTCGCGTACTCGGGTGCGTTGCGGAGGATGCTGCACAGGTTGGCGAAGGTGTTTTTCACCGCGCCCTTCGGCGTGCGGTAGAGGTCATTGAACCAATCGCCGGACTCGTTGGTCACGTTGTCGACAGGCGCGGCAGCGCGCTTCGATGCCGCCTCTGCGCGCTTCGCCTCATACTCCGGCGAGAGCCCGGGCGCGTATCGGCAGACGCTGCTGACGATGCCCTTGACCTCCGCGGGGTCGAGCGGCGGCGAGCACCGCGTCTCGTTCTCGGCGAGAATCGCCGCGAGAATCGCAGGCTCCTCGAAGCCCGCCGCGCGCATCGACGAGGCCCGCTTGAAGAGCGTCTCGTTGCGCCCGCCCTCGGCGATCACCTCGCCGCTCCCGCCCGCGATCACGCGGAGCTTCGGTCGCTTCGTGATGGCCTCAAGCCACGCCGCGGGCATGGGCGCGACCTCGATCTCGTCGGGCCGCGACGAAGCCTCCCACGCGTACGAGCGCCCCGACGTGTGCACGCTCGGCGCCGCGACGACGTAGCCGCCCTCGCCGCGGATGTCGACGCCCGGCGCGAGGGTGCCCGCGCTGTTGCGCACGGTCACGCCCTCGCCGACGCTGACGTAGATGTGCCGCCCTCCGCTGCCCGTGAGGCACTCGACCGTGTCAGGCAGCTCGCCCAGGCGCGCGCGCAGGTCCACGAGTCCATCGTCGCCGCCGTGCCGCGGGTCGACGTCGATCACCACGAGCCCGCCGCCCGTGGCGATGCCCACGTTGGCATCCGGCCACCGCTCCCACCACTCGCGGATCGCGCCGGTGTCCGTGGTCGCATCGAGGCACCCCTTCGGCGTGCGCGGGTGCTTGCCGGGCTTCGTGCCCGTGCACTTCGCATCACCGCAGGTGCACGCCCCGTTGTCGATGCTGTGCAGCGGGAACACGCGCCACCCGTACTGCGCGGCGTACGTGAGGGCGCTTCGCCCGAGCTTCGAGAGCTTCGTTGCTGGCATCATCGCGCCGCCTCCCACATGACGAGCGTGAGCCCCTTGTGTTGGCGAATCACCAGCACAACACGCGGCGTCGCATCCTCGTCGCAGTGCTCGCACCAGAAGCCGACGCGCACCGCATTCCGCCGCGTGCCGTAGTGGTCGCCACTCGTGCGCGTCACCTTCACCGCACCGTTGCCGACATACACCTGCGTGCCCGGCCCATCCTCCTGGTCTCTCTCCTGCACCTGCACGGCGCAGTGGTGCAGCCCGCTGATCTCACCGCACCGCGGGCACTGGAGCGCGTCGTTCGTCTCTTCGATGACCGGAGACGGCAGCGCCGGAGACGGCAGCGCCGGAGGCGCCACGCGAGAGAACGAATCGAGTCCTTTAAGGTCCGTCACTTCGCCGCCTCCATCGCATCGCACAGCCACGCCACCACGTCGGCGAGCTCAGACTCCCGCACCGCGATCTGCTTCCCCTTCTCAGGCCACGCGCCATCCCACACCGCGAGGCGGTAGTACGGTCGCCCGTTGTACTCGTGCTTCGACAGCCGCAGTTCGCCCTTGTCGGGGCGCTTGCGACGCCCGATCACGACGCCCTCTTCGGGTGTCTGCTTCGGCGCCGCAGCGGGGTGCGACGCAGCGTACTTCGCGGCGATCTCGCGCGGGGTCATCGCGACACCTCGCGGGGCGCGAGGTGCTCACGGATGAGCCTGCGGATGATCGCCGACATCGAAGACCCCACGCGCGCGGCCTCTTGGGCGAGGAGTTTTCGGTCGATCTCGTCGAGTTGAATGGGCGTTTGCGTCATACGATTGCCGTATCACGATCGTACGCGCGCGTCTACTCCCTTGCGCCCGTTCGTGCCCGCGCGATGGCCGCCCGCGCCTCGTCGACGCTGCGCACGACGCACGCGAAGCCGCCGTTGCGTCGCACGAGGTCGAGCCACTGCCGTTGCTCGGGCGACGCGCGCCCCGTGGCGGCCTTGACCTCGAGCGCGACGAAGCGCCCGTCGAGGCACCCGATGAGGTCCGCGCTGCCGACCGCGAGCCCGTAGCGCACGCGCGCTCCGCGGTGCTCTGCGACGCCCGTGTTGTTGCGCCACAGCACGAGCCCCGGCTCGTCGGTGAGCGCGAGTCGAATCGCGTCCTGAATCTGCCCCTCGCTCACGCGGACCTCCTCGACCTCGGCCAGAAGCCGAAGCGCTCCTTGAACCTCACCAGTGCCCAGCCGGGCTTGTAGCCGCGAGCGCGGGCGATGCGCTCCAGCCGCGCCATCTCGTCTTCGCGCTCGCGCCGCGTCGAGGCGACGGCCGTCACGGCCACGAGCGGTTGCTTGCGGATCTCGACGCGCTCGGCCTCGGGCCACGCCGCGCCGCACTTGCGGCACCGCGGCCCACGCGAGACGTAGCGCACGACGGCGCCGCAGTGCCCGCACGTCGAGAGCGCCTCACGGTCGCTCTTCGGGCGCTGCTCCTGCCCCTCGTCGAGCGACCACTCACGGTCATCGTCGGGCATCCCGTGCTCGTGCGCCGCGCCCGCCAGGTCGATCAGCAAGCAGCGCTTCGCGGCGTTGCCGCCGGTCCTGCGCACGCGCCCGATCGTCTGGAGGTACACGGGCAACGACC